AGATGCGCGCCATGGCGGATGCCGCCGGCGAGGCGGCGTTCAGCGCCGAGGAGCAGACGAAGTACGACGGGCTGAAGGCGAGCAAGGACGCGCTCGAGGCGGTGATCGACCGCGAGGTCTGGCTCGTTGCCGAAGAGGCGCAGCTCGGCGTGGCGGAGTTGCCCGACGGCGCGGTCATCATCGAAGAGCGCAAGCACGGCGACGCCAAGGGCGGCTTCCACAGCTTCGGCCACTTCGCCCAGGCGGTGCTGATGGGCTCCCGGCGCACCAACCCGGTGGTCGACGAGCGCCTGATCTACGGCGACCATGACGACCGCGGCAACTTCCGCGCCGCGGCGCCGACCACGTTCGGCAACGAGCTGTCCGGCGTCGACGGCGGCTTCCTCGTCCCGCCGCAGTTCGCCGCGGACATCTTCACCCTCGCACTCGGCGAGGACTCGCTGCTGCCGTACTGCGACGTGGTCGACCTCGAGGAAGGCAACAGCATGGTCTTCCCCAAGGACGAGACCACGCCGTGGGGCACCGACGGCATCCGCATGTACTGGCAGGCGGAGGCGCTCGCCGGCACGCAGACCAAGCCGAAGCTCGGCACCAACACGTTGCGGCTGCACAAGCTGCTCGGCCTGGTGCCGGTGTCGGACGAGCTCTTCAGCGACGCTCGCGCGCTGTCGAGCTACGTGCCGAAGAAGCTCGGTATCTCGCTGCGCTGGAAGGTGAACGAGGCGATCATCAACGGCACGGGCACCGGCCAGCCGCAGGGCGTGATGACCTCGGGCGCGCTCACCCAGGTGTCGAAGGATTCCGGCCAGGCGGCGAACACCGTGTCGGCGCTGAACGTCGCGAACATGCGCTCGCAGCTGCCCTCGCCGGCGTCCTACGGCGGCGCCATCTGGCTGATCCACCCGACGGTGATGGGCGTGCTGCTCACGTTGAACAACTCGGGCTTCCCGTACTTCATGCCCTGGGGCGGCCCGCGCGGCGTGGTGCAGCAATCGCCGAACGACATGCTGTGGGGCCGGCCGATCATCTACTCGCAGCACGCGGCGGTGCTCTCCTCGGCGGGCGACATCCAGCTGCACGACCTGAGCTACTACCAGGTGATCACCAAAGGCGGCCCGCAGATGGCGACGTCGATGCACCTCTACTTCGACGCCGACGCGACCGCATTCCGCCTCACCTACCGCATCGACGGGCGGCCGAAGATCAGCGCGGCGATCAGCCAGGCGAGCGGCAGCACCAAGCTCTCGCCGTTCCTCAAGCTCCAGAACCGCTAACCGGCGGGGACGACACGCAATCGCGGGGCTGCTAGCCGCGGCGCGCCCGGACGGGCGCCGCGGCCTCCGGCCTTTCTCAAGGAAGCACCATGCAGACGTTCAACAACAAGCTGTCCGAAGCGCTGGCGCTCGCCGCCGTCATCAGCCCTGTGTCGCAGGGCGCGGGCACCGCGAACTCCGGCTGGGTCGACATGCGCGACGCGAAGCGGCTGCTCGCGGTCATCACCACCGGCGTGCTCGGCGCCTCGGCCACGGTCGACGCCAAGCTGCAGCAGGCGGTCGACTCGAGCGGCACGAGCGCGAAGGACATCACCAACAAGGCGATCACCCAGATCGTCAAGGCCTCGGGCGACAACAAGCAGGCGCTGATCAACCTGGCGGACGACGAGCTCGACAGCTCGAACGGCTTCCGCTTCGTGCAGCTGTCGATCACCGTCGGCACGGCGGCGAGCCTGATCTCGGGCCACGTGCTGCTCGGCGCGTCCTTCGAGGACGCCTCCGGACAGAACCCGGCGGCGGTCGTGCAGGTGGTCGCCTAGCGGGATAGCAACAACAACAGGCTGTTCCTCCACTGAGGCCCGGCCGCCGACTTCTCCTCCGGCGGCCCGGGCCTTTTTTCCAGACGTCTGCACGGCGCCTGGAAAAACGGCCCTGATTTCGGGAGCGCCGCATGCCCTTCCAGCTCGTCACCGGACCGACCGCCGAGCCGCTCTCGCTCACGCAGGCGAAGACGCACGTGCGCGAGCCGGCGACGGCGCAGGACGCGCTGCTCACCGACCTGATCGTTGCGGCGCGGCGCGCCTGCGAGACGCGCACGCAGAACCAGGTGCTGGCCGCGACGTGGAAGCTGGTGCTGGACAGCTTCCCCGGGCCCGGCGTGATGGGCGTGTCGTACGTGCCGTGGGGCCGCACCTACGGCCTGCCCGGCAACGCGATCGTGCTCGCCAAGGCGCCGGTGCTGTCGATCGACGCGATCACCTACCTGGACATGCAGGGGGTGACGCAGACGCTCACCGCCGGGCAGTCCAACGACTACGTCGCCGAGCTCTCCGGCGCGCCGGCGCGCATCACGCCGCCGTTCGGCAAGGTGTGGCCGCCAAACGTGATGCCGCAGGTGGGCGCGGTCACGGTGCAGTTCAAGGCGGGCCACGCGGCGAAGCTCACCGCCGACGCGACCGCCGACACGGTCTCGGTACCGGGCTGGAAGACGCTGGCGGTGAACGACGCGGTGCGCTTCTCGAACCGCGACGGCGCGCTGCCGGCGCCGCTCGCCGCGTATACCGACTACTACGTGAAGACGGTCGCCGGCACGGACCTCTACACGCTCTCGGCGACGCCCGGCGGCGCGCAGCTCGACCTGACGAGCACCGGCACGGGCGACAGCTTCATCGGCGAGATCCCAGCCAACCTGCGCGCCTGGATGCTGCTCGCCATCGGCACGATGTACGAGAACCGCGAATCGGTCTCGGTGGATACGCGCATCACGCAGGTCGAGCTGCCCGAGGGCTTCCGCGAAGGCCTGCTCGACCCGCACCGCCTGGTGCTCTACTAGCGATGCGTGCCGGCAAGCTGCGGCGCCTGGTGACGATCCAGAGCCCGTCGTTCAGCTACGACTCGATCAACCAGCCGGTGGCAACCTGGTCGGACTTCGCCGCGAACCTGTACGCCGAGATCGACGAGACGCCCGGGCGCGAGCAGATCCAGGCCGGGCAGGTGAACCCGATCCGGCCGGTCACGATCACCGTGCGCTACGTCGCCGGCGTCACGAACCAGATGCGCGTGGTGTACGGCACGCGCACCTTCGAGATCCAGACCATCGTCAATCCGGCCGAGAAGAACCGCGAGCTCGTGCTGACCTGCCTGGAGAAGTGACATGGCGCAAGAGTTCGAGGTCCAGGGGCTGAAGGAGCTCTACGCCACGATGAACGAGCTCCCGGTCAAGGTCGAGAAGAACATCATGCGCGGCATGATCCGCGCCGCCGCGAAGCCGATCTACGAGGAAGCGCGGCGGCGCGCGCCGGTGCTGAAGTCGCTGGATCCGCGCCGGGTGTTCGGCGCGCTGGCGAAGTCGATCCACATCCGCTCGGTGCAGGTGAAGAACGGCAACGTGGTCGGCGGCGTGGCCGCCGGCGGCACGGCGAAGGTGGGGCGCGGCAAGAACAAGGTCGAAGCCGACGCCTTTTATGCGCGCTTCGTCGAGTACGGCACGGTGAAGACGCCGGCGCAGGCCTTCATGCGCCAGGCGATCGACACCAAGACGCCCGAGGCGATCGCCGCGGGGGCCGAATACGCGAAGGAGCGCGTCGAGGCCGGAGACGCGACGACGTGATCCAGGAAGCGATCATCGCCCGGCTCTCGTCGCAGTCCGGGCTGACCAACCTCATCGGCACGAGCCCGATGCGCGTTTTCCCGCGCCTCCTGCCGCAGGGGCCGATCTACCCGGCGATCACGTTCATGAAGGTGTCGGAGACGCGCGAGCCGGCGATGGGTTTGGATGCCGGGCTCGTGCACTCGCGCTGGCAGTTCGATGTCTGGGACTTCGACGTGCGCAGTGTGCGCGAGGTGACCGAGCAGCTGCGGCTCGCGCTCGAGCGCTACCGCGGCACGTTCCTCGATGCGAACAGCGTGACGCGGCAGTGGTTCGACACCTTCATCGACAACGTGCAGGAGCCGGGCCCCGAGCTCGTCGACGCGGCGCCGGTGTTCCACACGATCACCGACGTGATGATCCACTACTCGGAGTAAGCGCATGGGCTCTCAGGTCATCACGAACGCGCGGATCTGGGTCGGCGGCTTCAACTTCTCCGGCGACCTGAACGCGATCGCGCTGAAGTACGGCGCCGACATGGTCGACAAGACGAACTTCGCCTCGGGCGGCGTGCACGAGCGCCTGGCCGGGCTGCAGTCGTTCAGCTTCCAGCACGAGGGCTACTGGAACGGCGGCGCGAACGCCGTCGACGACGCGATCTGGAACTCGCTCTTCGCGATCAAGAACTCGGTGATGAGCCTCGACCCGATGGGCGCCGGCGCCGAGGGCGACGACGCCTGGACCTATCGCGTGACCCAGGGCCGCTTCATGGCCCAGGTCGAGGCGCGCC